CAAGAAAGGAGGCAAAAAGAAATAATCTTGATAAGATAATTCTAAACCTTATGGGTGTCTATGACTGACGAACAGAATCAAGAGGCTATGCCTGTTGACTCTTCTGCTAATAATGCAGAGGCAGAAGCCTTGAAGAAAGAAATAGAAAGTCTTCAAAAGAAAAACTATGAACTGATCGGTAAAATGCAGAAGAAGGAGCTTTTAGAAGTTCCTCCTGACTATGAATCTCTAAAACAGTTCAAACAAAATGCCGAACAATCTCGACTCGAACAAGAAGGGAAATATGGCGAAGCAAAATCTGCACTTGAACAACAATACAGAGAAAAATCAGGAGCAGATAAGCAACGAATCGAAGAACTTGAATCAAAAGTCAGAGAACTCGAAACAGTTTCCCCAGCAGTCTCAGCCTTGGCGGAAATCGTACATGACCCAGATTTAGTATTAAAGAATTTCTTGCCTAAAGAAAAAATCGAAGTTCAAGAAGGTCAACCTGTCGTTGTTGATGGTTACGAGAGAATCCCTGTCGGAGAGTGGGCTAAGAGACAATTGCCTGAGTATATTTTGAAGCAACCAAGGGCGCAAGGTGGAGGAGCACCTGTCGGAAAGACTGGCGGGACTGATCTGCCTACAGGTATGAAAGATAATCCTTTTGAGAACGGTGGGAACGTTACAGAACAAATGCGTTTATATAAAACAGACAAAGGTTTATATGATCGCTTGTTAGCACAGTCAAAGAAACGCTAATATATTTAACAATAGGCGGAGCTATGCCGAGCCGAAGGGTTATGCCCATACCGTAAAACCATTTTTGGAAATTTAAATTATGGCGACTGTAAGGTCGGACGTAATCATTCCAGAGGTCTTTACGCCATACGTTATTGAGCAAACAACGCTGCGTGACGCCTTCTTGGCTAGCGGTGTGGTTCAGCCTTTGGCAGAGCTTAATGCGACAGATGGTGGAGACTTCGTGAACGTCCCTTTCTGGAAAGCAAACCTTTCTGGAGATTTTGAAGTATTAACAGATAGCACTTCATTAACACCTAGCAAGATCCAAGCTGACAAACAAATAGGAGTAATCCTACATAGAGGTCGTGCTTGGGAATCAAGAGACTTAGCTGCTTTGGCTGCTGGTGCTGATCCAATGGCTGCTATTGGTCAAAAGGTTGGTGCTTATATAGCAAACCAAAGACAGAAAGATCTTCTTGCTGCTCTTGACGGTGTTTTTGGTTCAATCAATGCAAATGACAGTAATTCTGCTCTATTTGCAAACTGCATTGACTCTGAAAGTGGCGACACTCCAACAGGTTTAAGTCCTAAGCATGTTGCTAAGGCTAAATCAATTCTTGGTGATGCTGGCGATCAACTTTCTGCTGTATGTATGCACTCAAAAGTGTATTACGACTTAGTAGAACGCAAGCTGGTGGATTATGTCGTAGCTGGTGACACAGGTGCGGGTGCAACTGCTTCTGGTGGTTCTATTGCCCCTGCTTATGCTCCTGGCAATAACACAGTTCCTACTTATTGTGGCTTAAGAGTTATCGTTTCTGATGATGTTTCTACTACAGGTAGTGGAGCTTCTACGGAATACAGTACGTTCTTCTTTACACCTGGAGCAGTCGCTTCTGGTGAGCAAGCTGGAATGACAATGGAGACAGATAGAGACATCCTTGCTAAGTCAAATGCAATGGCTGTTGATCTTCATTACACCTATCATCCTGTCGGTACAAAATGGGCAGTCACAACGACTAATCCTAACCGCACAGTTTTAGGAACCGTAGCCAACTGGTCGAAGGTCTACGAAACAAAGAACATCGGTATCGTGAGAGCGACCAATGTTTCTGCTCAGGATTAGAGGTAACAACTAATGGCATCTCAATTCGAAGCTGTTGCTGGTAAGGCCATCGGTTATACAACTGGTGGAACTGTTACTCAAGCAACAAGCAAAGCGACTGCTGTCACTCTTAATACAGAGTCAGGACAGATAACATTAAATAACGCAGCATTAGCTGACGGTGCAGAAGTTACCTTTCAGGTAAACAATGACCGTGTAGCTGCTACTGACGTTGTAATCGTAAACCACGGTTCTGCTGGAACTGCTGGAGCTTATTGGTTAGTGGTTTCTGCTGTTGCTGCTGGTTCTTTCAAAGTTACTGTTGGAAATCTTTCTGGCGGTTCTTTAAGCCAAGCAATTGTCCTAAACTTTGCACTTGTCAAGGGTGCATCTAGCTAAATGGGCTTATTCGCTTTCAGGCGATTAAGGGAAAGGGAGGCTGCCAAACAGGTGGCCTCTATTCCTGTTCCTAAGCCAAAACGTAAACGTAAACCAAAAGCCAAGGTTTCTGTAAATGGCGATCACAATAGTGGCGACAGTAGGATCAGCGACAGCTAATTCTTATCTGACGGTTACAACTGCAAATGAAATTATTGAAGGTCTTGTTGAAGACGACGATGTTGCAGCATGGGCATCCTCTACAACTGACCAGAAAAATCGTGCGCTTTATACTGCTGCATTGAGAATTGATCGTGAAAGATTTCTAGGAGCAAGAGCAACAGATACTCAGTCGATGCAATGGCCTCGGACTGGAGTAAGAAAACCAGATACATATATCAATACTTATTCAGTTGGATTCCCCTTCAGAGTATCGACTGATTATTTTACTGACACAGAAATTCCAGATCAAATTGAGAAAGCTCAGGCAATATTAGCGGCTTATTTACATAACAATAAAGCTGGTCTTGGCCTCTCAGGTCTTGAAGATTACAAGCGAGTGGGTGTTGGTGGTGTTGCTGTTGAACCTACAACTCAAGGGCAAGTTGGAGCAGATCGTGTCCCACCAATGTATGAAAGAATGATGACTGGCCTTAGAATAAGTGGGCCAGGTAACGTAGCAATCAAACGGAGTTAATTATGGGCATGTCTTTCCCTGCTGCCATCATCATTACAAACACATCAGCTCACACTGGTCGGTTTGGAAAAATCCACGCTTTAGAAGATGCAGTTATGACTTTAGTTAGTCCTAACGTCACTGAAAATGGTTCTTCTACTGTTTCAGCTATTCCCATCAAACATGGAAGTGAAGTTGAAGGAGTCTTCACAAGTATTACTTTGGCAAGCGGAACTGTTGTCGCTTATCGAATCTAATGGCTTTTGATACTGCCATACAAAAGGTTGTCAAGAAGGTTTCACAGATACCAGGCATAGGAGCGTCTATGACCTATCGAAGAGTTTCGAGTGGTTCATATAATTCAGCCACAGGTAAAGTCCGTGAGGTCGTCTCTGACACCTCTTTGAAAGGCGTTTTCTCAGATGTTAACTTCAGAGAAGTGACTGATTTAGTTCAGTCTGATGATCGAAAATGTACTATTCCAGCGGGTTCTTTAACTGTTACACCTTCGACGGCTGATCGTATCGTTTTTTCTGGTGTTCAGTATCAGATCATTAGAATTAAAACAATCGACCAAGCTGGTACTGCTATCAGTTATGAACTTTTCTTAAGAGCATGACGGATCAAGTCCCTATAGATCAAATAGGAAACTATTCGGAGAAGAAGCTTGATAAATTAATGCGAGCAATCGTTTTAGAAGCCGATAAATTAGTTAAAGAAGGTAGTCCAGTTGACACAGGCCGTTTTGCTGTTAGTTGGCAGGTTGGTGAAGGTAGTAACAAAGGAACACCTGCTAAAAAAGGTAAATATGTGAATACTGTTCCGTCTATAAAGGGATCTAATTATTCTCCAGGTAACGAAAAAATCGGCAAAGAATATTTTATTCATAACAATCTTCCTTATGCTGAGAAACTTTGTTATCAAGGACATTCAAAGAAAGTAGATTCAAATTGGTTTGAAATGGTAGCCAAAGAAATGCAAGGAATAGCAAAACAATGGTGGAAAGACATAGCTAAAGGAGATCTTATCTAATGGCTGCTACTGATTTAAATGATGTCAGATCGACGATTGAATCTCGACTTGAGACTGAACTAAAGAAGGCTCCACCTATTCCTGTTATTTTTCATAACACTCCATTCACTCCGACACCTCATTCTTCTTGGTGTCAATGTTTACTTACTTTTGGCAATAGTAATTATCAAACTTTAGGCGGTGTAACTGGTTCTACAAATAGTATTAGTGGCGTTGTTTCTATGAATATCTTTACTCCGAAAGGTCAAGGCCCAGGAGCAAATTTTGAAATAGGTAAGCGTATTAGAGATTTATATAATCGCATTATTGTCTCTGGTGTTTCTTTTGATGCGCCTATCGGGCCACAAGTTTTAGAAAATTCTGAACCAGAGGGTTATTTTCAAACGCAAATTAGAGTAACCTTTGACATATACGAGGCTCTCTGATGGAATTTACTGAAA